GATATTCGCGAATGTGGCGCGGTCAAGCTCGAAAATGAAGTGCGGAGGCACGCGGAAGATGCGACAAATCTCGGAAACCTGAAATTTGCGGGTTTCAAGGAATTGCTGGTCGGCTTGCGGAACGCCGACCGTCGAAATGTCCATGCCCTCTTCGAGGATTCGCGGCCGCCAGGAGTTCGCGACGCCCTGATGCTCTTCGTTCCACGAATCCTTCAGCCGCTTATATGCCTCGTCATTCAGCAGGGCGGGATGCTTCAGCACGACGCCGGGCCGCGCATCGTTCTCATAAAAGCGTGCGGCATACTCTTCCGCGCCCACGGCAAGGCCCAATGAACGCCTTGCGAGCTGGATGGGAGAGTAGCCACAGACGCCGTCTGACCCGAGGCCGGGGATATGCAGCACCTGCTCAGGCTCTAGATACACACGGTCAGAGCCGTGTGTGACGACATAGCGCAGCTTTCCCGGCTGGTAGACATCCGGTTTGCATTGCCAGGGCAGTAGCGGCCAGATTCCAGCGACCCTTCCCGCGCCGTTGTAGACGATTTCGGAGTATGAATTTCCCCAACTGACGACGTGCCCATGCGCCGTCTCCCGCCACACCGAACTCGTCATAAAGTCATTCGGCTGGTCGTGTAAAAATGGGGCCAGATAGTGGCCCGCGGCGGGCGAAATGGTGCCCGCCAAGTCCTGCCGATAGGTCGCAAGCGGAAGCGAGCCAACCGTCTCGGCGAGAAAGCGCATACAGGAATAGGCCGTCGCGAGGCGCATCGCCGACTTCTCGTCGATGTAAATGCCGGAGCGGCTCGGCGCGCCATAGAACATCTCGATGAGCCAGCGTTCGGGATTCGAGAGTGGAGAGCCGCCATAAGAGATCGCGCGCGCAGCAATCTTGGCCGCGATCTTCTGGCGCCAGGTGAGCTTCAAATGACCCTGATTCCGCGCGTCTCGTATACCGAGTTTTTGACCGGAGCCCTGCGAATGGCGAGGCCCGTCGCCATCACCGCCGCCACAACGCCGTCGATTTTTTCTCGCGATTTTTCCTTCGATGGCTTCACGTTGCCAGCCGCATCTTTTTCGGTCGTGACGTTGTCCACCATCCACGTCATCACCGGGGAGCCGTCATGTTCGAGTTGGCGCGCGACGACGAGCTTCTCCAACTCTTTCGTCGGCTCGGATAGCGTCTTGAAGCCTTGCCGCATCAGCACGACCGGGATGCTATCGCCCTCAAGCTGGACCGCGATCTGCGTCGCGTTCCATTCGTCGATGCCAAGCTGCTCGATGCGAAACTCTTTCGAGAGCGCGTTTATATCGGCGCGAATCTTGTCGTAGTCCGCGACGTTGCCGCGTGTCATCGTGACGAAACCGTTGCGCGCCCATGCGTCGTAGGGAACGCGATCGCGCCGGCTGCGCTCTTCGATGGTCGCCTCGGGACACCAAAAGTGGAAAAGCTGCTTCGCGCCGCTCGCCGTCGGGAAATGCAGGCACAGAGCGACGAGGTCGAGACGAGTTGCCAGGTCGAGGCCGCCGAAGCATCGCGTGCCTCTCAGCGATTCGCGGAAGCGTGCATTGGCCGAGGCGCAAGACTTCCACCTCTCAACGTCCATCCATCGGCTTTCCTGCTTCGTCCACTGATTCAGACGGAAGCGCCGGAAGCTGTTCTGCTGCTCAAGCGACTGCATCGCGCGCTTGCATTCGTTGCGGAAGGTTTCGAGTTTCAGCGTGCGGCCAAGTTGAGGATTGGCGGCGAACCATACTTTTTCGTCGGTCCAATCGTCGCTCTCTTCGGCGGCGAAGATGACTGGATAGAACTCGTCATCCTCGACGATGCCGTTAAGCACCTGCCGCGCGTGCTCGTGCTGCTCGTAGGCGAGCGAGGACTTGTCGTATCCAGCGGTCGTAATCTGCCAGAAAATCGGCTGCCGGCGCGTGCCGGATGCGGTTATCAGCGATTCATGCAGTCGCCGATTCGGCTGTACGAAGAGTTCATCGAACAAGGTGACGTGCGGGTTGAAGCCGAACTTTGTGCGCGCATCGGCCGAGAGCACCTTGTAGAAGCTATTGTATTTCGAGTATGTGATCGAGGACTTCAGCGTTGCCAGGCGCGCGCTTAGCGTTGCCGAACCCCGAATCATGTCCTTCGCGATATCGAAAATGATTCCCGCTTGTCCGCGGTCGCCAGCGACGGAATAGACTTCCGCGCGTGGCTCTTGGTCTGCGCAAAGACCGTGAATCCCGAGGCCCGCGCCAAAAGTCGATTTGCCGTTCTTTCGCGGAATCTCGACGTGAGCAATCCTGAATCGTCGCGTGCCATCGCTGCGCCGCTTCCATCCGTACACGTCCCAAACGACCCGGCGCTGCCACGGCTCCAAATCAAACGGCTGGCCCGCCCACTCTCCGGTCACATGATTGAGGCACGCCGGGAAGAATTTAAGCGCGCGATCCGCCGCCTGAGCATCGTGGTAGTAGCGGTCGCTCTCTTCGATTTCGAGAAAGTTTTTCACTGAATCAGTTCGGCTGCGATGCGCTCGCGTTCGTTATCCGGCACGGCTTCCGGCGGAGTCTTCACCTTCGCGTGAGAGGACGGAGTCAGACCGAGTTCCGCGGCGGCTACCCGAACGGCGTTGAGCGCCGCGACTCTCTGCGGATATTTCGCCGCCTTGTCGTCCATAACCTCGCGCATGAAGAACACTGAGCGGACATAAATCTCGACGGCGACAAGCGAATTGGTCGTCAGCAACCGCATCGCGATCATATCCTCGCAGGTCTTTTTCCAGAGGTCGAGTTTTTCACGGCGCTTCTTGAATCCCGCTGGCGCGGGCGGAACTTTTTCGAGCAGCAGCAGAGGTGCGGGCGAGTCGTTGCGAATCTGGACGCCCTTCCGGCCCTTCGTTTCGAGCGGCGTCGGCTTGATCGGCATCGTTTTTCAACTACCTTTGGGCGTTTGTGGCTGCGCGCCCGGTTTCGAGGCCGAAAGCCTCAGGTTTTTTGACCCCATATCCCTCGTAACCTTCGCGCCTCGCGGCATTAACTTCGTATGCAGTTTTTGAGTTGTGGCACGAGGCGCACAAACCTTGACCATTGCTGAGCGCCCATGAGCCGCCGAGGCTGAGCGGAACGATGTGGTCGGCATGGACGGACGGAGCTTTGCCGCAGGAGCGGCACACGGGGTCGCGACGAAGAACGAAGAGCCGCCAGCGCCGATGGCGAGCGTCATAGCCTCGCGCCGAAGCTGTGCCTCTATGCGCGATATCTCGCGCCGCAAGTTCCCTTTTATGTTCTGCACAATGGCGCTCGGTCGCTGCGATTCGATTGGGACAGTTGGGGAATCTGCAAAGCCTTGCTGGCCGATTCGGAATTGGATCACCATCCATGCAATCAATTCGAGACGTGCGCGCCTGACGCTATCCATGCCGAATACGACGCGCGTCCACGTTCCAATCGCGGCAGCAATTCTCCGCCATTCCAAACCGGATACATGTTGCGCGCAAAATCTTCGCGATGCGCGCCGCAAACTACGCTGCCGGGAGCAGCTCTTCGGTCGCAACCGGGAAGCTCGCAGATTCGCGCCTCTTCCGAATTTGCGCCAGCATGACTTCCGCCCATGGTTGCTTCTCCTTCAGGGCAATTGCATGGAGTCCGCCGAGCCTGCATGACAGTCCGCGAAAGCTCACCTGCCGCTTCCAACGTGCGAGGCCGCGTTCGCCCTTGCTTGTTCGCGGGAAGGCTATCCACTCGATGATGTTGAGAGCGACGGCGTCCGCGATGATGTCGCGGGGCAGATGTGCGTGAGTGTGATTCGAGCAATCGCGAGAGGCGATCTGCGCCGAAGTCCAGTTGCGCGGAACGACGCAGGCGGTGAATGGAGTGTTTTTGGGGATGGCTACGCCAGCCGGGAAACTGCCTCGCGGAGAACTCGCCGCGGTCGTTATGCCATGCAGATTGGGGCGCATCGGGCGCGAAATCAATTATTTGTCCCGCTCTACCCCTACAGATTGCGTTTTATAGGCTTCGGGTAGCGGCCCGCGCAGAATCTTTTTCGCGCTCTCGGTCGCGAGTTCCACGGTCGAGAAACGATGGCCTTTTGAGCAGACGCGCCGGCGGCGTATGATGCAGCCTTTCTTCCACATGCGAGTCTCGCGCACGCGGGTTGGACTACCACACTGCGGGCATGGCAGTTTCACGCTTACCCTCTTTCCCGCGCCTGGTATTTCGCCCCTGTCGGCTCGGCTGAGCCTTGAATTGTGGGAGTTTTTCCGGTCCAGGAATTGTTTCGAACGATGGCAATTCCATCACCGGCGCATCGCCGATTTTCTCTAGACGCTTTTCATCGAGCCACCAGGACTCCATTAGCTTCCCGTCTTTCTCTCCTGGAGCAATGAGAGCCTGAACGCAACCATACAGGTCGAACGACACGGAGGTAACGACGCCTTGCAGGCCTGTGATTCTGTCCTTAACTCGAAAGCCCAGAAGCCTCATTCGTAGCACGGGCCGCACAGGCCCCACTTGCCGTAGGAATATTTCGCGACCACGCGCTTTGCGCCATCAATTTCGCACTGCTCGCAATAGAGGTCGGGCATTTCTACAACTCCTCTCTCGAACCACAATCTTCGCGCACTCAAACTCGCCGAACGTCTTCGATGCCACAATTCCGATGACCTGCGCGTCATCGTCGTACACGATGCCGGTCAGAGCATCCAGAACTCCGCGCACGAGCTTGTCCGTATCTGGTCGCGTCGTCTTGTGCGCCACGTCGCGCTTCAAGCTCAGCGGACGCTTGAATACGAACTCCACTTCGATCTCGACGGGCACGCCATGCCCGAGCAGTTCGCGCTGCCTCGTGCGCATTGCTTCCTTTGCCTGATACGCGACATTGGCGCGCCACTTTTTTAGGTCGGGATTGTCGGAGGTGATGAACGGTCGCGCATAGCCCTTCACCGGCACGAGCCGCGCGCTTCCTTGGGGTTCTGGCTGCCCGAACACGGTGAACTGAATGACCGTCTTGTCGACTTGCAACACCATTTGGAAAAATCCTCCTGTTCGCCGCTTCCCATAGAAAGTCGCCGCGCAATTTTGCGAGAAAGCCTTCGAGGCGCATGTGCAAAGCAATTCGGAGAAGAACGCGCTCTGCCGGACCTTGCAGCGTTCGCGTGAGAATCATCGGCAGCGCCCCATCGGCTGGCAGACTGAAAGATTTTTCGTGCCGTAGATGAAATGCGAAGCGATCAGGCTCGCTTGCGGAACCCACCAGAATTTGCGCGCCACTGGCGATTGCGAGCGACGCATGATAAGGCCAAGTTTCGCGGCGGCTGCAATTTCGAGCGCGCCGAGCGGAAGCATTCGCGACCAGGAAGGCCGCGGGCCCATGAGCAGTCTCGGCAACGGACTGGTTTCGACCGCGCCCCGACTGCCAGCTTGGCGCGTGGTGATTCCGTCGTACAAATCGACGCCAGCGTAGACCGACACGAGCGTCCAGAATTTCCAGTCGCCACGGTCTGCTTTTGCCGCTGGCTTTGGCGCGTCGGGCAAATCGTTCGCCGCTGCGATTGCGGGAGAGAACGCCCACAGACTGAATAGCGCGAGCAAGAATTGCAGAAACGTCGGTCGCGTCATGCCGTGCTCCTGTTGAGCGATACCCAATCGGCGACGCGTACTTCACCGGGCGACGGATAGATGATGATTCCCGCCGTGCGGAGCGCGCCCAAATTGTTTTTGAATCCGCCCGAAGTCACAGGAACGCCACAACATTCTGCGAATGTTTCACGGTCAACCGCTGCCGGGTAGAATGCCATCGCCTCGTCGAAAATCTTTCGCTGCGAGTCCGTCAAGAGCGAGAGGGCCCGCTGTTGTAAGTCCTCGGTCGAAAGCGCGTCAACCTGTCCGACGAGAGCGCGACCAGAATCCGTCAGCGAAACCGTCCCGGCTTGTGGATACTCGATATAGCCCGCAGTCCGCAGTGCGCCTAGATTGTTCTTGTATCCGCCGGATGTGGGCGGCGCGTCGGCCCAGAATGCGAGTTGCTCGCGCGAGGGCGCTTTCTCGCCGGTCGTCAGATCGATCTGCGCAAGCGCGGTCAGGACTTTTCTCTGCGAGGCGGTCAGGTCGCCAAAAGCCGTGGCATCATCCGGGCGGACACGCGACACAGGCGGTTTCACGGGGGAATTTGTGAACCGCTGAGCCTGCTCGCGTTGGATTTGCCCGCCCGGAATGTCTTTCGCTTTATGCAAATCGTCTCTGAGCTTTGTATAGTCCATATCGTGCTTCTGGAGGAGCGCGATCGCTCCCTCTGCACTTTCAGAAGCCGTGCGCGCAACAAATTGTAGGGACAAGAACAGTTTCTCGGCAGCGGAGCGAAGTTTTTTACGCTCCTCCTCGAATTTCCGAAATGTTGCGGTCAGGGCGCGCTCGACGGCTCGCGAATCAACGGCCGTCGCCTGCGCTTTCTGCGCGGGTTGGGTGCGCAATTGCTGCTTTAGGGTGCGAATCTCCGCACGCAGTTCCGTTTCTGTCTTGGCCTTTTCTTCGGCGGCTTTCGGAAGGTCAGACAGCTTTGGCAGGAGTTTGGCAACTGCTTCGGGCGCTGGCGGCGGCCCGGCGCCGCGTTTCGCGCTTCCCGCTTCCGGGTGCGTCGTTTTCACTGGCCCGACGCGCACAAGAATCCGCTCATCCGAGATCGCTGGGCCTAGCGCGAAGAAATGGCCCCGCGGCAGGAGTTTGATTTCGTTGAAGAATTTGTGCTGCTCGGCGCCATAGACGCCGAGAGCATCGGCCGCGCGCTTGCGGTCCACGTCGATGAATGTGCCGCCAATCATGACATTCAGCAGCTCGGCGGCAGCATCCTTGCGCAGCTTGCCGAGGCGTTGCGTGGCGAAGATGCACGCGAATCCGCGTTTCCGCCCGCGTGTGGCAAGTCCGATCATCGCCTCGGACGCTTGCGATTCTCCCGCGCCCTTTTCTGGGCAAAAGACGTGAGCCTCATCCACGATTACCACGCATGGATGCCAGAGATTTTTCGGCGCATCGATCATGGCGTCGATGAATTTCGCGACCCATTCATGGCGCATCGCTGGCTTCATCTCGTACAGGTCGCAGACCGCCGATGCCTTCAGTTCCAGCAATTTATGTGCGACGAGCGCAGCGCTTCGCGGATCCGCTGGCGTCTCCCCGCCCTTACCAACGAGCACATAGCCGTACTCCTCGCGCAATGTGGCGAACTCGCCTTCGGGGTCGATGATGATGACTTGAACTTTGCCGAAAAAAAGCTCCGCGATTCGACGCAGAAGATGCGATTTGCCCTTGCCGCTGTTTGCCTGCACGAGTAGGCGCGTCGAGAGTAGCCGGTCAATATCCAACTTTGCGTTTTCGCCGAGAATGATTGCACTCATGCCGCCTTTTTCTCCCTCTTACCTCGCCTCTACCTCGACCCGCTAGAACTCCCGCACTCGCAAATCTTCCTGCCACTCCGCTATGTCAGCGCCCTTGCGGTCACGCAGTGTAATAGTTCGCTCAACCGAGAGAGATTCGACGCTGATATGCACGCCGGGACATGGGCTCGCTCGAAACGGATGCTCGACACCCATGCGTCAGCACGCTTCCACTTCCACTGCATCGAACAGTCCCGGTATCGCAGCTTCCTGCTCGGCGGCCTTGCAATAGGCAACCGCATCGGCAAAATACTTCGCGCTCAACTCGACTCCAATGCCCTTCCGGCGAGCTTTTATCGCTCGGTAGACGACCGTGCCGAGTCCCGCGAACGGGTCAAGCACGGTCTCGCCCTCCATTGAAAACTGCGCTATCACCCGGTCAGCCAGATCAAACTGCATCGGACACAAGTGCATCTCTTTGCCTTTTGCCGCTTGGCTCCCGTTGAGAGTCAGCATTCGCGTGATATCCGTCCACACGTCCGGGTGCCAGCTTTGCGGTTGCAAAAGCATAAACGTGACAGGAAGTCTCTCTTTGCGCTCCAATTCCTCGCCTAGCGCGACGTGCTCCTCGAAGTCGTACACGCTCGACAGCGAATGTTGGCGGAATAGCTTGAAAATCCGGTCATGCGGCAGGTGCGCCAGTTCTTCGCTCGATAGCAACCGATTGCCGTTCGAGCGGGCGAAGCCGTGCGCGTCGATTTGCCAGCGCGACCGCGAATACTTTGCCTTGTCTTTCACGACTGGCTCATCGGCGTAGCCATTCGAGCGGTCGGTAGGCGGCTTCCGAAAAAGCAGCAGATATTCCGGCATCCCAACGCCCATACGCGAGCCGTCCTTGCATTGCTCTGTCCAGCCAAGCCGGTAGGTCTGATTGTTCTCGCGTACCACGTCCGTCACGATAGTTTTCATGCCGAGAAACGCGAAGCCGTGCTTCACGAAATGCGAAATGCAATCGGCGTGGAACGGATAGACCGTCTGGAAGCCGAGTCCGGTCATCCCGCCCGGAACAATGCGGTCCTTGACATGAATCGCCGCGACGCGACCGGGCTTGAGCACTCGCAGCAACTCCGGTGTCAGAAAATCCATCTGCTCGAAAAAGTGAGCGTTCGAGTCTGTGTGCCCAAAGTCGTTGTAGGAAGGCGTGTACTCGTACTGCGTCGAAAACGGAATCGAAGTCAGGACGAGATGCGCGGAGGCCTCAGGCATGCGCTGCATTTCGAGTACGGCGTCGTTGTTTGCTAGCGTGAAATTTTCGCCCTTGACTTCCACGCGCTCGATGCCGATAGACCGACGCAGCTCATGGATGGCGTTCGCCGACGCCAAGCCGTACTCGCGGATGACCTCCGCCATCTTCCCGGTCAACTCGATGTGCTGCGTCCATTTCCGCTCAAGCGCCTGGCGGACTTCGCGCTCCGCTTCCGTGTAAATCAGGTCAATGCGGACAGGTTTGCCCTGCAGAAATCGGTGAATGCGGTGAACGGCTTGGATGAACTCGTTAAACTTAAATCCGATGCCGAGAAAAATCGCCCAGTGACAATGCCGCTGGAAATTACAGCCGCTTCCGAGCATGGACGGTTTGCCCGCCAACTCCTGAATCTTGCCATCGGAAAAGTCGATGATGGCCCTTTCGCGCTCGTCCAGGTCTTGCGAGCCGTAGACCGCAACGGCACCCGTCGCGTCCTCAATGGCTTCCCGCTCGCGCTCCAGATCGTGCCAGATGAGCCTGTGAGCCTCGGGATTGATGGCGCGTAGTTCCAGGAGCTTCTGAATGCGAGCGTCGAGGCTTTCTCGCTTCTCCCGCGCCGCGTCCTGCACGCCGATCGCTGCGTTCTTGAGCAGCTTCCCCTGCCCGCTTCGCTCGACCCCAGCATCCGCATGATTGCTCGGAATTTCGTGCCAGTGAACCTCCAGTCGCGGAAGCTCATATCCGGCATCGTCGTATCCCAGGTCCGAAGGCTTCTGCAGGAAGATGGCCCACGTCGAAACCCACAGCCAAAATTCGCGCTCTTTGTGCGGGTGCAGTGTGAGTTGGTCGGCCTTCGTCGAGTCACGTTTGAAAAAGCGTGTCTTGGCCTGCCCAACGTCCATGATGTCGAGGAACGCCGCGTAGGCCAGAAGCTCGATGTACTCATTCGGCGAAGGCGTTGCAGTCGCGACAAAGCGATAGAGCGATGTGCCCTCAAAGAGACGCATCATTTCGCGGAAAGTTTTCGTTCCGCCAAAACCGCGCAGAACGGCCGCTTCATCCAGGCTCACGCCCGCGAACTCGCGCGGGTCCACTTTTCCTTCCCGCACCGTTTCATAATTCGTCAGGTAAATTCCGCGAGGACCGCACTCTTCGATGCGCCGAACGAATTGCACGGGAATGCCGAGCGCTTCCGCGTCGCGCTTAAATTCCTGCCGTACCCCAAGCGGCATCACGATCAGGAATCGCTTGCCGGTTTTTTGTTCGACGAGCCGTGCAATCTCGAGCTGCACGAAACTCTTGCCGAGACCGAACGCTGCGAAGACGGCTCGCCGTCCGCCGCGCACGGCCCACAGCACGATGTCGCGCTGATGCGGAAACAGCTTCGGATTGATCTCGCCCGCCTCGCAGGCAAGCCCCGACGAATGCTCGAAGCTTACCTTGCGACCGAGAAAATCCTCGTAACTCGACGGCGAGGACGGCGCGTTATGCGGGAGTCGATTCACTTCGCCTCGATCATCCGGAGCCAGAACCAGTCGGCGGCGCTCTTGCCGTCGTCGTGCTGCGAGCCCCATCTTTCCCGCTGGTGAACGGCCTCGAGCTGGACGGCCTTCACGAAGTCGAGGATCTCCGGCGTATTGATGAGAGCGCGGAGGCGTTCGGCCTCCGAGGCCTCCTCAGACTCGCCCAGCGGCGAATAGGAGCCCTCAGACGGCTCCGATTCCGCGGGAGTCTTTTTCGCCGTTTCCTCGGCGTTTTGCCTCTCTGCGCCTTCCATTTCGCCTCCGTTTTTGCCTGTTTTATCGGCCATGTCAGAAGTCCTTAGCGTTTGTCTTCATGGATTCCCCGCTTCTCATTTCGCCTCGACTAAAACGCCATTCTCAACGCGATACCACGTGTCGGCTTTCAGCCCCTCGCCCACATAGCCAACAGCCAAACGCGGGCGCTTTTCATCCCACCAAGCCAGAGCAATGCAGCCGTCGTCGCCAGCCTTAGCTATGGCTTTGTAGCCGAACGCCACGATGATTGATTTCTTGCCAGAAGCCTCGATCTTCGCGTAGTTGCCGCTGGAGCCGATCTTCGCGGAGTTGCCGCTGGAGCCGATCTTCGCGGAGTCGCCGCTGGAGCCGATCTGCGCGTAGTCGCCGCTGGAGCCGATCTTCGCGGAGTAGCCGCTGGAGCCGATCTTCGCGTAGTCGCCGCTGGAGCCGATCTTCGCG